CCGCCTGAATCGTCTTGAACGCGGCCCCGGTCGTCAGGCCGTTATTGCTATCATTCCCCGTCGTCACGTTGACGTAGATCGTCATATTCGCCGTGATCAAGGTCCGCGAGACGAACAGCTTATTGAGCGCCTGAAGCAGTTGCGTATTGTCGGTCTTGTTCAGCGTCAGCCCGCTGCCCTCGACGACGTGCGAAATTTCCTCTTGCAGCGCGTTCATAAATTCGTAGCGGACCACGGTCGCCGCGAAGCCCGACGAGCCAGGCGAGCCGCCGGTAAAGTATCCCGGCGTGCCTTGCGGTCGCGGCGCCGGCAGCGTCGGAGCGGCGGTAGGATCGTCAATGCGATGCATCTTGTGTCCCCGTCGTCGTGCCGTATTGGAACATCGGAATCGTATGCGCCGGCGCATACATCCGGATCAGGCATTCAAGCTGCTCGTTGCCCCAGGTCGCGAGCGGTTCGTCGGCGTGCGAGGCGTCAGCGCGGAAATAAACGATCGTGTCGGTCGCCGGCGAGATCACCGTCCAGGCGTAATCCCATGCGCTATCCAAGAGCGGATCATCGGCGGCGTTGATATCGACGCGAAACGCCTGATGCTGCTCGATCTCGATCGTAAACCCATGCGCCGCCGCGAGCTCGATGAAATACGCCATCGACTGACCGCCGCGCATCGAGAACTTGGCGCACACCGCCGCCTGGCGCTGTTGCACCGTATCGAGCGGTTCGCAGTCCGGCAGGCCGAGGGTTGCTTCCCATTCGGGCAGCATTTCGGCCGCGACCGAGCAAGGAAATGTCTCGGCGATCACTTCGCCGGCGCGGGTATGCAGCCGCGCCCATGTCGGCATCAGCGTCAGCAAATGCGCGGCCTGGACAGTGCCCCAGCCGCGATGCCAGACGCGACCGCGCGGCAGGAGCCGTTGGAACGCCGCCAGATAGTCGGTCTCAGTCGCGATCGGCAGCGGCATCAGACCAGCGTCAGCGTGCCCATGACCGGCAGCGCGCCAGGCGGCGCGGTGACCGGCCCGGCCGGGATCGTCAGGTCGAAGCGCACCACGCCAGGCGTCGCCGAGATCGCGGCGTATAGCTGCGAGGGATACACCGTCCCGGCGAGCTCGCCGATCACCAAGAATGCATCCTGAAGCGATGCCAAAATGTCGGCTTCCATCTGGACCGTCGAGGGATCGAGGCTGGCGATCGTCACGCTGACCGGGAACGGCACCGGCGCGGCCACGAACACCAGCGCGGTCACCGGCTGAAGCGGCCAGATATGCTCGGCGACGGCAAGCTGATCGCCGCTCGCGGTCGGTCCGCGCGTTTCCTCGGCCGCGCAGCCGTCCGTCCCTCGCGGGAAGCCTCCATGCGCGACGTTGGCGATATCGAGCATCGGATACACTTGCACCTGGCCGGCGCTGCTATCGATCCAGGCGCGCGTGACACCCGGCACCTGTAGCGCCCATTCGATGTAATCCGCCGACGAGCCGCCCTGCGGCGGGTTCGCGTAGGCGTACAGCATCCGCGTCCGAAGCTCGTCGTCGGTCTCTTGATCCGCGCCGCCGGTCAGCGGCCCGACTGTGACGCCGCCCGAGTTGATGCCAGGGATCGTAAAGTCGATCCCGATCGCGACGCCGGCGTCGGCGTTCGTCGAGGCGCCGGCGTTGACCGCCACGATAGGCACCGTCAGGAGCCCCGTCGCGTCAACCGTGCCATCGGCGGTCGTGACATAGGGCGCCCCGTCCTGGCGCGTCAGCGTGGCCCCGGAAGGCAGCACAAGGCCGGTCGCGCCGGTGAATTGCGCCGAGCCCGAGGCCGAGGTCGCATCCTTCGGATAGACGCCGATCAGCGCGGCCCAGGCGTGAAGATACTCGTCGGTAGCGGTGAACGGCACCGCCTCGCGGGCGATCCAGTCGAGATACCCGTACACCGAATACGCCAGGCCCGACATGCACCAGGCGAGCACGCGCAGGACGGCATTGCGAAGCAGCCCGTCGAGGCCCGGCACGCCGCTCGTGGTGATATCCTGAATGGCGGTGTTCCGCAGCGCCGTCAGCGTCGGCCGGGCAAACGGCATTTATCTCACCATCGCGCGTTGCGGCAGGAGCGGCGGCGGCGGCACCGCGATCGGCGAGGCGAGCGCCGCCAGGCCATCCCAAGCCCAGCCGAAGGTGAACCGCGTCAGCGAGCCGTCAGGCTGGACGATCGCGACGCCGATCCCGAGCGCGGTCGAGCCGGCGCCGCCGAGCCACGACGTGTTGACGGCGATTTCCTTGGCGACGCCATCGGTGACCAGCCAGGCGAGCGCGTCCTCGGCGTAGCGCCGCGCCAGGCCGAGCGTGTCGCGCGTTTTCTTGGCGCGTTCGAGCTGCCACAGGTTCGAGCCGAGCGGCTGATCGTTGTAGGGATCAGCCCACCAGCCCCGCCGGTCGGACGAGCCATCGGTCGGCACGAAATCCGGCGTCGCCAGCCGATCGGTGAACAGCGACACCAGGCAAGCGGTTTCCAAGTCTTGCCCGGTCTGAAGGTCGCCGTCCGCAAGCGACCAGTCGCCCTCGGCGTTGCCGTTGTCCCACAGTATCCACACATCGCCGGTCGTCAGCGCCGGCGGCAGCGGCGAAACCGGCGCGGAAGGCACGAGCAGGCCGAGATCGGCGATCCAGCCGGTCACGGCGCGTCCTCGACCACGACTTGCGGCTGATTCGGAATGCCAGAGTTGCCGCTTCCAGGCTGGACGCCGCGATGCGTGTGACTGTTATAGATCGTCCGCATATCGGCGTCCGTGTGATCCTGCTCGTCGCAATGGTCGATGATATCGCCGGTGACTTCGAGGCGCGGCGTGATCATCCGCACCTTGGTCGGGCATGTGATCTCGATATTGCCGCCGGCGGCGAGCTTCACGATGTTGCCCGCGTTGTCGTACAGCGCGACTTCGCCAGGCTTCAGGTTCCGCAGCCGATACTTCTGATTGCCGGTCGCGATGATCACGCCATTCGAGCGGTCGCCCGAGGCGAAGATCGCCACCGCGTCGGTTCCCGCCATCGCATGCGAGGCGAGCCCGTAAATCTGCGCGACCGGCATATTGTCGATTGTCTCAGGCGGAAAGCCGCGAACCTGTGCGCGGTGAACCGGCCCGGTATCGTCGGTCGCGGTGATCTTCATAAAGCCGACCGCCATGCGGATCCGCCGATGCAGCCGGTCGATCGCGCTCATGTCGCAACCGTCTGCGCCGGCGGATTAAACGAATTGTCCGCGCTCGGCTTTGTCGGGTTGTTCTTGTTCACGTCGTCTTGCGTGACGAACATATTCGGCGAGGTCGGCTCGATCGAGAAGGCTTCCGGCGGCCAGAGGCCGAGGCGCGCATGCTGGCCGCCTTCGTCGCGGGTATAGGTGACGGTCCCGATCAGCCAGTCGCGGCGATCGAGCTTCAGCGCCGGCGCGACGATCGGCGCCAGCATGTTCGGCGCCCATAGCTTGCCCTTCGCGTCTCGCCAGGAGTCACAGGTCACCGTGAAATTGAAGCTCTGGCCCCAGCGGCGGTTCTTTTCCCAAATCGCCCGCTTGCCGGCGAGCGGCACGCCCATGACGAATTGCTCGGAGATCACATAGAGTTTCCGGAAGCGCGGCACCTCCGCATCGCGCACGATCTCGCCGACGCCCGGCATGTTGACGCCGGCATCGGTGCCGAGCGCCATCGTCGAGATCAAATGCCCTTCGTATTCTTGATATCGCTGATCCATCGACATCATAACGTCGGCCGCCTCGACGTTCTCGCCGAGCGTAAAGCCCGACGCCATCGCTTCGGTGCCGACCTTCGCGAGCATGATCGAGCCGTCCGGCATGTCATAGACCAGCATTTCCGAATAGCGCGTGATCCGATCGACGATCTCCCAGACCGTCTCGCCCAAATTGATGTTGAATTGCGGCACCTGAATCCCGTCGCCGGCCGTGCTCTGGACCTTGACGTTGTACGGCGCGGCGAGCTTGCGGACGATATCGAGCGTCGTCCCGTTGACGACTTGCATGCCTGGCGTACTAGGACTGCCCGCGCTGGTATTCTCGACCAACGCCGAGCAATCGACCAAATCCTCCGACTTGCTGCGCCCCTCGACGCGGATCGTATGATTGCCGGCGGCGATCGCCGACTGATAGCGATCGACGTAGCCGGTCAGCACGAGGTCGGCGCCGATTTTCACGGTACACGGCTCACCCGCCTTCAGGTCGATATCGGGCAGGTTCGGATACTTTTCGGTCGCCTCGATCGAGAACGAGGCCGGGATCGCCGCGAGCGGTCGCGTCACAGAAATCCGTTGCCAACCGACAAGCGTAACCTTCCCGACCGTCAGGCTCAGTTCGTCCGCCGCACCTGGCGGCGGTCCGCGCGTGACGACGCCGTGCGCGTCGGTCATGTGTTCAGCGCCGGATATGCGGTCGGCATGAATAGCGGATGCGGCGGATCGGCAGACGCGACGATGCCAGGCTCGCGCGGCGTGTCCTGATAGAGCCGCCACGCCTCGGCGAGTGACGGCATCGGCGCGCGTGTGTCGATCTCGACCAGCCAGGCCAGGTTCGCCCCGCGCACCGCCAGGTCCAGCGCCACGGCGGCGCGCAGCTCGCGGAGCGCCTGATAGGTCGCGTCGCGGCCGGCATCGCCGGATCGCGTCGCCTCGGCGTCCAGCGCGTCGCACACGGCGACGCGCACCGCTTGGGCGTCCTGATAGCTGACCGGCGCATATGCCGCCGAGGCCCCCGCCAAGGCCGCGCACGCGGCACATCGCAGGTTCGACGCTATCGCGTCGGACGCGGCGCGCGCGTTGATCGCCAGCGGTCCGGTCCCGCCGATCGGCGGCGGCATCCAGCCAGCCAGCGGAAGCAGCAAGCGGATCGCGTCGGCCGGATCGTTGGCGGCGGCGGCGAGTGCGGCGCAGAGATCGACGCCGGCGGCGGCGAAGGCATCGGACTCCGCGCTCACAGGAAGCCCGCCAGGGTATTGACCAGCGAGGCCGACGAATTGACCAGGGTCCGCGCCGAGGTCGTCGCCGAGAGCACGCTCCGCACGGTTGCGGTCGCCGGCTGAAGCGTCGAGCGGCTTCCGGTCGCGTAGCGGCCAAAGAACCCGGTCAGGCCGCGCACGCTATTGAAGATGCGGCCCGCGTCGCCGACGATCCGCGTCGCAATCGACGTGAATTTTTGCACGCCGGCGGTCGCCTCTTTGACCACGCTGCCAATACTCGAGAGCGTCCCGCCGAGGTCGCCGGCGGACGCCGATTTGAGCTTTTCGACGGCGGCGGCGACGCCCTGCCCGGTCGCGGTCGCGGTCGCCGGATATTTCACGTCGCCGGCGATAATGAACGAAAACTGAAGCTCGACGACGCGGCCCCGCTCGCGCCGGTCGGAGCATTGGAATTCCAGCATTACGCACTGGATCGAGCCGAGCGTCGGATGGATCAGAGTCCCGGCGCCCGCCTGCTCGCAGGCTTTCAGCATGCGGTCGCGTTGCTGGTACACGTCGTCGCCGACCAGAAACGCCTGGATCGAGAACCGGCGCGGCAGCTTGCCCAAATCCTCGGCCCATGCGTCGTCACGGTAGGGATACTCGTGGATAGCGACGCGCCTTCCGGCGACGGTATCGCCGGCATCGAGCACGAAGCCGACGCCGCGCCAGGAGCCCGGCTGCAGCTGTTGCGACCACGAGCCGCCGGCCCATGACAGGCCCGACGAGTCCGGCATTTGCGAGCCGCTGAAGCTCTGGCCGAGGCGCGCGATATCGCCGACGACAGCGCCGCTCATATGCTCGCCATGTCCTGATGCTCGACGCGGACCGGCGCGACATTGACCGATCCCGAGCCGGTCGCGGTGACGGCGGAATTCGGCGGCGGGTTCTTGTGGGTAATGCTCACGTCAAC